GAATAATCAACATAAGCGCCAGTTATTGTTATTGTGCTTAAACTTGCTGGTAATGACATTATGCACCAACTAAAAACAATAAATTAAATTTCTTGTCAAGTAAAGTTTGAGCGGAATTTTTAGAGGCAAGCGCTGAGGTTTCAGCCGCCGCTAAAGCGGTAGCGTTGGCAGTTGCGGCGTTAGTGGTAATTTCAAGGGTTGTTAAAAGAGTGTTGTAAGTTGTTAAATCGGCAATAGGTACATACGGTTCTGCCACTTTACACCCCCATTAACATCAATTGTTTAGCGGTAAAATTTACAAATTCGGTGGCGATAGTTGCTGTTGCTGTTGCATAAGTCGCAGAATCTTCAACATAATCCTCAGCATCAATAACAATCGTGCGTGTTAATTCATCGGCTGTATAACGCACTAGGAGCGCTTGATATTGGTCTAGGGTCACATAAGATGCGGATTCTGCTGTTGTAACGGCAGGGAGCAAGTCTGCAAGGTTTTGGGTGGTATTAGCAACCGATAAAGGCAAGGCAATTTGAGTTGTTCGTCCACCAGTAAAGTTTTCAACTACGGTATAAATAAAAGGTTGTGGTGTTACATCTGTATCACTTGTGCAAGGTAAGGTTAAACTTAAAGAACCCGTTGCATCTAAAGTTTTGACAATAGCGGTTGGCATCAAAATAACATTAAGAGTTGTTTCTTTAAGAATGGTTTGGGGTGTAAAAGTAACTGACCCGCTAACAGGATTGCCAATTAAATTTACATAAGTGGCTTCAACTGTACAAGTTGAAAGGGAGGCTGGCAACGCCATGGGTTAAACGCCTTGTCGAAGGACTGCTACTGACTGAGTTGTTGCGGCTACTACTCCATAAAGGGCTTCATCTTGGTTGAGTTCAATAGACATATTAGCATCAACGGCAAGTTTGAAACCATAAGATGCAGAGGTAACTCCTGCTCCACCTAAAAATACAGCCTGACCACCCGCGGGATTTTGAACTAAAATTGTAGAGCCATCTTTACCGCCACCTGAAGCGGCGACAGTTAAAAGGGTTGCGGTAGTTGTAACGCTAACTAATGCGTGGTTAATTGCCATTTGAACTCCTTATTAAAAAAGGGTGGCAACTCATCTCTGAATCGCCACCCCCCTAATTATTTGGTGGCTTTTTCTTTAATTTTGACTTCAGGGGCGTCAGTTAAATAACGCTGTTCTACCAACTTCTCAACATACTTCCAACCTGATACATCCACAATATCCCCGTGATTAAGTTGCTTTCCGTCAGCAATCATTTTCTTGAGAACAAGTTTTTGCATTATGCTATTCGGTAAACTGATACTGTTGTTGGAGCGGTTACAACTACTTCCCAACGAGATGCTAGTCCAGCAGTCGCGGCGGTTGTTGCAAGTCCTACGATTGTTACACCAGTTCCACCAGCCAAAGTAGCAACAAAAGCGGCTAAATTGATATAACTAAATTTAACACTTGTTCCTACAACTGCGCCTAGTTCTGAAATCAGAGCGGCGGCAGTCGGTGTAGTAATAGTTCTTGCTGTTGTAAGAGTTGCAGTAGTAATACCACCAGTAATACCTGCTGTTGTATGCACCATTGAAGCACCATCAGCGATATTTGTTACTGAACGAATCTGCTTTAGATTAGCAGTTACAGTAAGTCCACCTACAACTGCGTTGCCTCGCGTAATTCTATTAAACATATTTCTCCTTTTTTGGAGAGGGAGAGGGTTTCTAGTCCCCCTCCCTACTCAATTTAATTAAGCGACGACTGTATCCCAAAACCAACCAAGGTCAGAAGCAATAACTTTATTATCAAAAGCCATTTCTGCTTCAATTCGGTCTGCTTTAAGAGATTCCATACGGAATTGTGAAGTACCTACTGTTGCGCCTAGACCGCCTGATACACCTGTCCATGAGAAAGAGTATCCAGCAGAAGGAGTCAATAAGCCTGGAGTTGGAGCAACATAGCAAAGAAGTGCTTTCTTACCTGATGTAAATGAATACGCGGCAGTTGCACCTTCGTTGTTTGTAGCCTTAACAGCCTTTGAAATGATAACGCGAGGAACATCAAACATCGCGGCTAACATATCGGCAGTAACAGTCTGTGAAGATGTGTACTTGATACGGTCTACGATGTCAGGGTGATTCTTTAGTGAACGGAATACATCGTATCCCAATACTAAAGTGTTTGGTTCCATACCAGTTGTTGAAAGAATACCTGCTTTGGCATCCTCAATATCATCAATTGGGTCTGAAGCAGCATAGTCTGACCATTGCTTTACTTCATTTGTAGTTGGAGTTCCTGAAACACCGTCATAGTCATTCGACCAAATAGAACCAGCGAAGAAATCTGTGTTCCATTGAATTTCCTTACGAAGCATTAAACGACGAGTTACGAACTCTGTTGCTTCGCGTAGAGGGTTTAGAGGTGCATCTGCGTTGTAAAGAGTTTGGTCATCTACATCCTTATGGAACGCAAATACATCTGCGCTATAAGAACTGGTTGAAAGACCGTAACCTCCACCAGCAGATTCAGTTCCACCAGCGCGGCGTTGAGCCTCGTCACGGAACCAATCGTTCTTGGTGTAGGTAAAGAATTTGTCAGACTTCTTGTCCACAGCAATTACTGGGAACACCTTGTCTGCAATAAAGTTGTCTTGATTTTGAAGATAGCCGATTGAAATGTTAGTTAGAATCGCATCTACATGTACTGAGTTAATACTTGGCTGTGGCATTTGTTATATCTCCTTAGTTCGCTCTGGTTGGGTTAGCACAGTTAATGACTGCGGTAATAACATCAGAAGTTGCGCCACCTGAGATAGCACTACCAAGAACATACTTAGTTGTATCTGAAGTTGTAACAACGCTTGCTTTTGCGGCAGATGTTACGCCTAGTAGGTCGCCAATAGCGACAGTTGCACCAGCAGTTAGTTTAGTTCCACCGACGATTAGAACTTCGGCTTCCTGTCCTGATGTTGGGGCGTTCTGCAACACACCGATTGGAATATCGGTTGCGGCTGAACAAGTAACAACTGTGTCAGTTGTACTTAATTTAACAAAAGTGTACTGAAGGGCTGATAAGTCAGCGCCAGCAACTCTTGTAATTTTTACTGAATAATTACTAAATTCAAATGCCATTTTACTTAGCACCCTTCTCGGTTAGATATTGGCTGTATAGGTCAGGGTTTTTTAACGCAACATCGGCAATGGCTTGAGCCATTGACTTTGATACACCCTCATCAACGGCTGACTTAGCAAGCGTAGTCATACGCTCATAAGCATTACCTGACTTGAAGTCCGCAGACTTGCCGATTTCTGCAAAAATTGATGCTGACTCAGCCTGAGCATTGACTGAAGAAAGAATCTCTTCAACACTCTTTGCTAGTTCTGAATCTGTCTCAGACAAACGACGAAGCGCTGGTCCAACTTTTTCAGCATTGAGATTGAGATTAGCCCAACCCTTTGCCTTTTCTACTGATTGAGCATCAGCACGGGCTTCACGCTCTTTACGAAGTTCAGCGGTTGCCTCCTCTGCTTGCTTTTTCAAGTCTGTAATCATTTTAACAACTGATGTAGGAGCGGACTTCATATAGTCCTCTTCCTCTTTAGGTTTAGTTGAGTCCTCGTTCATCGCCATTTCAACTTCCATTTCAGGCTTTTGTTCCTTTTCGGCGAGTTTGGCTTCGAGTTCAGCGATACGGGCTTGCGCCATCGCTAATTCTTCCTCAACGGTTTTTTCAACCTTATCTTCAGTTGCCTCGGTAGTTTTCATATCCTCCATAGTGGAGTCCTCCTTGGTCAGCGATTTGTCGAGAACCCTCTGAACTTCAGATTCGGATGCTGACTTCATAACGAGCCAACCTTCATGTAAGTGTGCTGGATGGTCTACGCCACTCGTTTCCTCGATGGCTAAATTCACCATCTTGCGGGTACGGGGTTTTGACATTTATGCTCCTAACAAACTAGAGGTGAGTCTTTTTAGCATAGGGCTAATAAAACTAACCTCGGGTCTTGACAGATGAAGAATACCATAGGTGTAATTCGAGCCTATTTTATTGGTTTGCTAGAACCCTTGTCTTGGTTAAGGCTTCAATTAAATTAGGTGAAACCCACATTGAGAAAGGGTTTTCATTAGCCCAAAACCGAGCCAACCTAAAATGAAAGTCAGTTTGGTCTATTTTTGTCCAAACAAAAAATGCTTGAGAATCATTAGGTAGATTTACTTGAATTCCTGCATACCCAGGCGGGGTTGAAACTCGATAAGAAGAAATGCCCATAGATTTAAGAACTTGCATTGTGTCATCGATAACGCTAAACATTATTTTTTCTTTCTTGGATAATCCATTGTATCCATCCATGCAGGGTCATCACCGTCATTTTTAGAAGGAACAAAATATCGTTTAGGGTTTTTTGGCTCGGACTCATCTTCACCTTCAGAATCATCTCCATTGCGCCAGTCGCCATGACTTGATTGGTCATGGTCGCCGTGCTTCTCAATCTCTACTTTTTTTTTAGTGTTGAAACCTTATGTCCAACTTTAGTATCAGTTGGTTTACCATCACGATATAAAACAATTAACGCGGCTGGGTCATCTTCTGAGCCTTCAATTTCAAATGATGAATCAGGAACATTGATTTTTCCTGAGCGTTCAATTCTTAAAACTTTACCTTCTGCTGTTCCACCTGATGCGTTCCATGAAACTCTATCTCCGACTGATACAGATTTTGCTTTACTTATTTTTTTAGGTAATTTAACTTTATACTCTTCAATAATTTTGCGTTGTTCTTGATAATCTTTGGCTGAGGACATTCTGCTAGTAAATGTTTTTTGGTCACTTGGAGATAAATCCTGAATGTCTTTTCCTGCTCCGCCCGTTGGACTATGGGTGGACTGGTCGTGGTCGCCGTGTTTTTCTAATTCTGCTTTTCTTTGGGCTATTGCTTTGTTAATCTCTCCACCCATTAGGCGTATTGCTCGTTGAACTGTTGATTTTGCGTAACCACTAAGTCCTTTGAAACCAAACTTTTTTACATCTTCTTCAATCATTTTGAACTCGTCCTCGTCCATACCAGCCAAAGGTCCCTTACGGAGTTCTTCTAGCATCCGTGAATCTTTTTTCATACGGTTTCTACTTTCTTAGGTTTTTTCTTTGACGGTGACATTATTGTATCAACATGAACATCGGACACAGTTGGGTCGTTCTTTTCTAAGTCTATATCAAC